CAAGAACCTGCGGCGGGACATCCAGAAGCCATCCGAGGCGTATGCAACTGGCGTTGCCGACGCATTCGCCTCCGTCGTCGGCTTTCTGAGAGATGGCGGCCTTGGCGCGCCTTTCGGGGCCACGCGGCTCGAGCGCTTTGTTGAGCAGTTCGTCGCGTATCAGGACGGCTTGCACGACGGCAAGGTCCGGTCATCTGACATCAATGACGCCATCGAAGAAGAGATTGGCTGGAGCATGACCAAATCGATTGATCGGGCATTCAGGGCGCTGGATGCAAAGAAGAAGGGAGCGCAGAAGGATGGACACTGAGAAATATATTGAGCTGACGAGGCGGTGCTGCCAGAAGTACGGCGGCATTGATGCCAAGGGCGACTATCACGGATGCGAGAGTAAGACCTGCCCGCTTAAGGGGCTTGAGTGCGGCGACTTCATGAGCGGCGACTACAACCCGCTGGGCGAATCGTCGGAGATCTGCCAGCGTGCCGAGCTCGCACTGCGCAAGGAATTCCCTGATGCGTTCCGGGATGAGCTGGAACAGGCACGTGATCGTGAGCCGGTGCTGTACGACCTGCGGCTCCTGCGCCCTGTTCGCCCACACATGACGAAAGCCGACACGCTCGACTACAATGCGCAGATCCTACACATCCGCGGTGAGTGCGATGAGGCGCAGGATGCTTATGATCGGTGGCAGCGCAACCTCGATGAGAAGAGCCACGTGGCCTTCATCGAAGAGATGGTCGATACTGCCATCTGCGCACTGACGCTTCTCGTCAATGCGACGACGCCCGAGCAGTTCCGGCTGGCGGCCGAGATGGTCAACTGCAAGAACAAGCTGCGCCAGTACGGCGAGGCCGAGGAGGGAGGCGGCTTGGCGTGAATCACATCTATGCCCTCTACAAGGGTGAGCAGAATCTCGCAGACGGAACACTTACGGAGATTGCCAGGAAGACCGGCAAGACCTACAACACATTGAAATGGATGACCTACCCGAGCTACAAGAAACGCCTGCAGGAGCGGAGCCATAGGGACCATAGAAGCGGCGTCTTGGAGCTGGTGGACCTCGGAGAGGAGTGACGATGATGCTGAGAAATGAAGAAGGATACAACGACCCGACCGCAGATAAGGTATTCTCGAGCGTGCTCAAGAAGCCGGTGAGTGAGCAGGATGCCAAGTCGCTGTCACGCATCAAGCATCTGATGCATCTCTTACGCTTCGCGGCCAATGAGTTCGGCTTCGACATCGAGGAGCGCGTGATCCTGCGCGACAAGCAAACGGGCAAGATTTGGAGATAAGGAGGAATATCATGCCAAAATACAAAGTCCATTTTGAAATCGATATGCATGGCGATGCTTTTGTCCGTGCTGACAGTCTGGAAGAAGCAAGAGATGTGGCAAAACACTTGAATGCTCGTGACCTTGTAGAACGTTCGTTTTATGAAGATGCAGCATATGTGGATAGAATCCACAAAGAGATCGGTACCGAAGCCATTGAAATCCGAATCGGAACGAAAAGAATGTGAGGAGGCGAAGAAGTAAGATGGACATCGTGAGTTTGCTGGCCATCTGGCTGGCGTTTTGCTTGGGTGCTTGGCTGAGCCTGCTAGTGGTCTTTGGCGTTACCGACTACAAGCGCCGGCGGAACTGCGAGTGGTTGCGGGAGCTGCAGCGCATCGAGGACGAGGAGCAGGCAAGGGATTTGAGCCGAAAGAAATGATGATATGCCAGGGAGGCAACGTGTCTCTCTGGCTTTTGTGTGGAGGAGATATCGTGAAAGAGCTTAAGGAATACAATGACTACGTTGAAATCGTGAAGCGCTACCTGAGCCAATATGGCCGGATGCAGGGGACGGCGGAGAGTATGCGCATGCGGGCCAAGACCATCCGAGAGGAGCTTTCGGAGGGCTTCGATATCGCGGCACCGATTTCAAAGTACGGGGACCAGGTTGGCGGCGGTTCACCAGAGCTCAATGCCGTGGAGGCGGCCGCTGATCGGCGCGCGAAGAAGGCCAAGATGGCAGCGTGGTGTGACGCCCAGGCGGACGCCATCGAGCACCGGCTGGAGCTCGTCGACCATGCGCTTTCCTGCTTGGATGAGCGGGAACAGTATCTCGTGCGGGGCTACTATTTCGAGCGGAAAACATGGGTAGAGCTGGCAATGGACTTGTATCTTTCCGAAACGTGGGCGAGGAAGACCGGCGGGCGGGCTGTGAAAACGATGGCGGCCATCATCTTCGGTGAAGATGCCGTCCCCGAACAGATGGCGTTTCATTTCGCAGTGCTTTGATAAGTCACAGAGGCCTGTGGATAAGTACGAGGGCGAAAACACTTCCGCTTTTGTGCCGGATTTTGATTCAGATCTGTGCGATAATAGTAGTATCGGATGTCTGGATGAGGCGGACGATAACTCTCCAAAACAATATCACACATCATGGGCGGGGCATTATTCATAATGGCGTTTGAATCCTTGCAATCTGCGCTATCCCGCCCGACATGGCAGCTAGGTTATGTGGCAAACCGCTGGGCCCGCAAATCCCAGCAAGCAGGGTTCAAGTCCCTGCGCTGCCTCCATTTCCATTATGGCGCAAGCGAGGAGACGACACTCGCAAACGTCGGCATTTTGTCACGCCGGAAGCCAACACCGGCAAAAGTTCCTCCTTTCAAAAGTTTCCTTACCGACAGGCCTGAAACCTAGGGCCTGTACGAATACTCGAGCACTCACAGCGTGGGTGCTTTTTTGATGCATAAATAAGACTAGGGAGCGTGGTGAGCATGTGAGATGAAGCTGACAGAGAAACAGAGGCGTTTCGTCGATTATTATGTCGAGACGGGGAATAAGACCGAGGCCGCGAAAAAGGCTGGCTACAGTGAAAAAACAGCAGCGAGCATCGGGGATGAGAACCTGAGAAAACCTGCAATCAAAGCCGCCATCGATGCCAGGCTCAGAGAACTCGAGGGCAAGCGCATCGCCAAGGCCGACGAGGTCATGCAGTTCCTCACATCGACACTGCGCGGCGAAGTCAAGGAAGAGCGCGTCGTCGTCGAAGGGACAGGCGAAGGAAGAAGCGATGCCCGCATCATCACGGTGCAAGTATCCGCCCGGGACCGCCTCGAGGCGGCGAAGAGCCTGCTCAAGCGCTACCCGATGCAGCTCGATGCCAAGGAACAAAAACTCAAGCTCCAGAAGCTCGAGAACGAGATACGGGCGGCAACGGAGAGCAATCAGGCTGCTGGCAAGGAGCCACTTGTCAGAATCTATTTGCCGGATAACGGTAGAGGTGATAACGCATGATAGAACTTCGGCCGCAGCAGGGCCCGCAGGAGCAGTTCTTGTCTAGCCCTGCTGATATTGCGATATACGGTGGCAGTGCAGGCGGTGGTAAGACCTATGCGCTCTTGCTGGAGCCTTTGCGCCATATGGATAATCCTGGCTTTGGTGTGGTCATCTTCCGCCGTGACAGCGGCCAGATCACGAACGAGGGCGGCTTGTGGGATAACGCAAAGGACATCTACCGGCCACTGGGAGCGACGTTCATGGAGTCGGCGCCGAAGCGGGTGATTTTCCCGTCCGGCGCAAAAATCACATTCAACCATCTGCATACGGATGATGCCGTGTATGGCTATCAAGGTGCCCAGGTGGCGCTCATCTGCTTTGACGAGCTGACGCATTTCAGCGAGAAGCAGTTCACGTACATGCTGTCACGCAATCGTTCGACCTGCGGCGTCCGTCCATACGTGAGGGCAACTTGCAATCCGGACTCGGATTCATGGGTGGCGCGCTTCATCTCGTGGTGGATTGATCAGGATACTGGCTATGCCATCCCTGAGCGCTCGGGGCTCCTGCGGTACTTCATCCGCATCGACGGAGAAATCCATTGGGCCGATACGCCGGATGAACTGGCCGCGGAATTCCGCGTCAGCCCGGAACTCTGCAAGAGCGCGACGTTCATTAGCTCCAGCATCTTCGATAACAAGGTCCTTCTGAAAGCGGACCCAGGCTATCTGGCATCGCTGAACGCTCTGAGCCTTGTCGAGAAGGAACGTCTCCTGCGCGGCAACTGGAAGATCCGTCCGGCGGCAGGGCTCTACTTCAAGCGGGACATGTTCCGCATCGTACATGACCTGCCGGACAAGATTGTCAGTGTGGCGAGAGCATGGGATTTGGCGGCGACGACCATCACGCCGAACCGCCCGGACCCTGACCGCACGGCATCGTGCCTCATGGCGCGACTGCGGAATGGCCAGTATATCATCCTGGATGTACAGCGCCGGGCGCTTAATGCGTCCGATGTGCGCGCTCTGATGGTCAATACAGCGATGGCTGACCGGGCACAGTATAAGAATGTGCAGACGGTCATCCCGCAAGATCCGGGGCAGGCGGGCAAAGACCAGGCGGCTAGTCTGGCTTCCTTGCTTGCTGGCTTTCGTGTCTCGACGCATACCGTGACGGGGTCCAAGATCACGCGGGCGGAGCCCTTTGCCGCCCAGGTCCAGCACGGAGCGGCCATGGTGATGGCAGGCGCATGGAATCAAGCGTTCTTCGACGAGCTGGAAGGGTTCCCGGATGCGCTGCATGATGACCAGGTGGATGCGGCGAGCGATGCCTTCAAGGCCGTAGCACGCTCGCATGATTGGACGGCATTGATTTCGTGAGGTGATACTGTTTGAAAAGAAAGAATCAGGACGGATACGTCAATGCCGTCATCGGCTACGGCACGCGAAGCCGCGACCCGCGGATGCATACTTCGTATGCCGGTCGACGCGTGAACGACCGAGAGTACTGGCAGGAGTATGAGGACCTGTTCACCTACAACGGCCTGGCACAGAAAATCATCAAGGCTCCTGCGGATGAGGCGGTGCGGGCGGGCTTCTCGCTCAAGGATGGCGAGGATGACATCGAGCAAAACGATGTGGTGCAGTCCATCTTGGAAGACCTGGACTTCCAGCAGGTATTCTCGACAGCGCTCTGCTGGGACAGGCTCTTCGGCGGTGGTGCGGTTCTGCTGATGCTGGATGACGGTGGCGAGCTCAGTGAGCCTGTCAACGAAAAGCAGCTGCGCCGGATTGAGAGCATGAAGGTCTACGATGCACAGGATGTTAATCCCCTGGCCTATTGCGAGGACCCTGCTGATGATCGCTATGGCCTGCCGAAGGTCTATACGGTCATCAACTACAATGGCGCTTCCTTCAATGTGGATGCCAGCCGGCTCCTTATCTTCGATGGCGGCATCGTCAGCAATCGCATGCGGCGAGAGCGCAATGGCTGGGGAGGGTCCATCATGGAGCAGGTACAGGACAGCCTCGAGCGCTATAACACGTCGCATGATTTTGCCACGCTGGCGCTCGAGCGGCTCAGCCAGAGCGTCACGAAGTTCGATGGTTTGGCAGATATGCTGAGTACGGAGTTCGGCGAGAAGCAGGTGGAGAAGCGCCTGCAACTCATCGATATGGCTCGAGGTATGATGAATACCATCGCACTCGACAAAGAGGATGAGTACGACCTTAAGAATGTCACGCTGGCCGGCATCAAGGACGTGCTGGATGAATTCGAGATTGCACTTTGCGCCGCGGCAGATATCCCTGCAACGGTCCTGTTTGGCCGCAGCCCACAGGGGCAGAACGCGACGGGCGAGAGCGACCTTGAGAACTACTACAACATGATTGAGCGCATCCAGCAGCGCAAGTTTAAGCCGCAGATCTACCGGCTCCTGCATTTGATGGACTGCTGCAGTGAGTATGCACTCAACCTGCCGCAGGATTTCACGGTTGATTTTGCGAAGCTCTGGAACCCATCGGCCAAGGAGCAGGCGGAGACGAAGCAGATCGAGGCGGACGCAAGAGCGAAAGAGGCCGCGGCCGCCGCTCAGTATGTCAGCCTCGGCGCGCTCGATCCGCAGGAAGTACGTCAGAAACTGGATGACGGCGACGAGTACGACCTTGACCGTAGCATCGACAAGGTCATGGGAACGCCAGTAAAGGATGAGGACGATGACGGAAATCGTAGCGAAGCGTAAATGGCGGTATCCTCTGAGCTATGAGCGCAGCTATGCTAAGCTCCTGCGGGATTACGTCAGGCGGAAGTGCAAAGTGATACAGGCCTTCCTGACGGAGCTCCAGGACGCCGTGCAAAGCCCGTCAGCTGTCAATGCCCGCATTGAGATCGTACTGGACGGCATCGAGAAGGCAGTCGAGAATGTCGAGACGATGACTACATCTATCCAGCATATCTTCGACCTGGTCAGCCGGTACAATCAGACAGAGTTCGATGCCATCACAAAGAGCCTGTTCGGGGTGCCGCTTTCCGGCAGCCAGCCGCCCGCTGGCATCCATCAGGATGCAGATATCGACGACCTGAAAGAGATGTGGGTCAACCAGAACCTCGACCTCATCAAGAGTATCGACCAGCAGACGCTCCAAAGGCTCAATCAGGCGATGAATGAGGCTATCATCAACAATGTCAACAGCAGGCTCCTGATGAAATACCTCGTTGATGAGCTGCAGCGGATTGCAGGCTTGGAGGAGAGTCGGGCGGTACTCATCGGCACCGACCAGGTGGGCAAGCTCAACGGGATGCTCTCACGCTATCGTCAGGAGAATGCCGGCATCGACTCCTACATCTGGGAGACCTGCCACGATTCCCGTGTCCGGCCATCCCATGCGGACCGTCAGGGGCATAAGTACAAGTGGAACAGTCCGCCGCCCGGCGGCCATCCGGGGATGCCAATCCGTTGCCGATGTGTGGCACTGCCGGTTATTGACCTGGATAAAATTCCCATCCGGCCCAAGACTCAGTCGTATGTGACCGTGGGCTCGCCGATGGACTTCATGGCGCATCATCAGTTCAAGCCGTCGCTGGCCAAGCAGGTAGACACCATAAAGGTCGGGAGCGAAGCAACGGGCGGCCCGTATACCTTCGAGGTACGCCGCGTGACGAACAGCAAGTTCTCGCTCTATGCAGAGGCAGACATCTCGCCTCGTGCTGATGTGATCCGGACGGTAGAGCCCTTGCTGGAAGAAGCTTATGCGGGCATCGCGGATGAGCTTTCCATGCCGACCGTCGTGATTGCAGATCTGGGAGAACACTTCCACGACGATATCATTGGCGGCTATGAGAGTAAGTCTGGGAAGCTGTTCCTGAGTTCCCACTATGATACGCGGGACAAGATCCTAGCCTATATCAAGCGCAGGAACGAGGACGGTCGGCATCAATTTGCCAACCAGACGGTACAGGCAGTTATCTTGCATGAACTTGGGCACAAATTCTACTACGATACGATAAAAAAGATATCGAAAATCAAGAATTTGTCGTATAATAAAAGCAGGGAACTGGTTGACAGTGTTGTCCGGAATTGGGTCAATGAACTTCTGTTGCAGGATAAGTCACTGGATAGAGCTTTATCTATATATGCAGAGGATGGTATTCGAAAGGGTTCCCAGAGTGAAGTAGTGGCTGAAGCGTTTTCTGGGCGCAAGACGAATCTGTATGCAAGAGATCTCATATCGAGGTTGAAAGGGTTGATGACAAAATGATGATCCAGCCAACAGAACGAGAGATGGAGTTGCGGGAGCTTTTGGATAAGGAAAAAGATCCTGAAAAGCGGAAGAAGTATGATGAGGAGTTGACGAAGGAAGTTCGTAACAACCCTACATGGCAGAGATTGAAGAAAATTTTTGCTTGACCCATATCAGGGTAAAATCGAATACTAGCACTTTGCAAATCATGCAAGGTGCTTTTTTGTTGCCCGGAGGTGGTGAGCATTGGGCAGAATCAAGGAAAAGGATTGCATGGCAGGCATCACGGCCAGGCTGAACCCTAGCGGTGTAATCCGTGCTCGGATGCTGAGCAATCACATTCGGACACAGGAGAGGGCGGTTGTACCGCAGCCGCAAGATCAGGTAATCCTTCCTGATGCAGGATATGATGGCTTAGCGAAGGTGGTCGTCAAGGCCATTCCGAACAATTGGGGTGAGATTATCTGGGATGGAGCTGTCATGACGGTGAAATAGGAGATGATATTATGTCGAAAAGTGTAAAAATCAATGGCGTGACCTATGAAAGCGTGCCGGAAATTGATATCCCGCTCTCTACAGGCGAGGGGTCGGCAAAGTTCTACGATACTTCGGGCGCGAGCGGTGCCGCAGGTGATGTCCTGTCGGGTAAAACCTTCTTTGGCGTCTCCGGCCCGATGACGGGCAGCATGCCAAACAATGGTGCTGTGACTGGCACGTTGGCCAAGAAGGCCGATGTCTACACCGTGCCTGCAGGCTACCATAACGGTGGCGGCAAGGTTGGCATCAGTGAGACGGAGCAAGCCAAGATCATTGAGGGGAATATCCGAGCCGGTGTCAGCATCCTTGGCGTGGCTGGCAAGAGCACCGTCGTGGACACGTCTATCTCTACTGGCGGTGCTTCGGCGAGCACCATTGTCCCTGGGGCCAGCGCGTATGTCAACGGCACGCTGGTGAGAGGTGCGCTGACTCTCGTAAAGGTGACGCAGGATAGCTCGACAAAAGTGCTCAGCATTGCATAGGCGGTGAGGCGTTATGGCCTATGGGTATGCAATCAAGATTGCAGGTGCTACGTATGAGAGCGTGCCAGAAATCAAAATGGTGGATGCCGATACTGGCGACAAGGTTGGATATTATCCCTATATCGACGGCCTGGCCACGGTAGAACAGTCTGGGGGAGCGGCAGGCATAGGCATCCGTACTCGGGTTTCCGATGATGATGTCATCGTGATGAAGGCGAGCGAATTGCACAAGCTGCTCTTGCAGCAGGTGGCATTTGTGACGATGTACGATATCATGGATGCCGCTGGCAAGTCCGTAAGCGTGTTCGGTTTCCAAGAGCAGACGTATACTGGCGGCTTTGGTGTCGGGCGGTTTGCTGATTTTGTGTGAGGTGATGAAGATGTTCCAGATTAGGGGAGACACCATATTCGTGACGAGAGGCGATTCGGCTGTATTCAATCTGGATCTGCTTGACGCGGATGGAAATCCTTTTGCGTTGCAGTCTGGTGACGTCCTGACCTTTACCGTCAAGAAGACGACCTCAGACAAGGATGCACTTATCCAGAAAAATGTCACGGATGCAATCGTATTGAAGCCGTCTGACACAAGCGGCCTCGCCTACGGGAGGTATGTGTATGACCTGCAGCTGACACGGGCGAATGGCTATGTGGAGACAATCATCACGCCATCGACGTTCATCGTCGGTGAAGAAGTGACGTTCTAATTGTTCAGGAGGTGAGGGCATGATTCGCTACGATACGGTGCCGATTCATGCGCAGAAGACGGATGAGGGATTCATCCGGGACAAGCCGGTCATTGGCCGGACGGGAGTCCTTGTATATCGCAATGCGGATGGCTCGGAGAGGCGGGAGTACCGACCGCCGGAAGAAGCCTTTGATAAAGACAGTCTGGCCAGCCTGAAAGGCAAGCCCATCACGATCGGGCATCAGGGCATGGTCACCAGCCAGAATGCCGCGAACATCCGGCCAATCGGTACGGTACTGAGCGCGGGTCAGGCAGATGGAGATACCATCACGGCGGATGTCGTGCTCTACAGCCTGCCGACCTCGGCACGCGAGCTTTCCTGTGGGTACAACCTCGACCTCGATGAGAAGCCGGGCACGACGCCGGCAGGAGAGCCTTATGACGCGGTCCAGCGCCATATCCGGTACAATCACGTGGCCGTTGTCCCCAAAGGCCGTGCTGGCATTGCACGCCTGAATATGGATGGGGACCAGGAACCAGAAGCAGAGACAGACGAAGGGAGTACGAAGATGGAGAAGATCAGACTCGACAATGGCCTCGAATATGAGGCTGCGCCTGAGGTCGCGGTGCATGTCGCGAAGCTCGAGCAGGACAAGGCCGCCCAGAAGGCGGAACTTGACAAGCTGCAGGCCAAGTATGATGCTGCGCTTGACGACAACAAGAAGCTCAAGGAAGAGGCTGCCAAAGGCCGCGACGAGGCCAAGAAGCATTTCGACGAGGCGGTAGCCGCCCGCGTCATGATGCTCAAGAAGGCAGATGCGTTCAAGATTGAGAAGGCGGACAGCATGGATGACATGGCCATCAAGAAGGCTATCATTAAGAAGGTCCGCGGGGATTCCTTCGACTTGGAAGGCAAGAGTGATGACTACATCAACGCGGCCTATGATATGGTCAAGGATGAAGCGCAGGAGGCGCATGAGGACGGCGCAGGCATGCCTCAGCAGCGCAAGACGGTCATGCAGCCGCTGAAGCAGGATGAAGATGAGGATGAGCTCACGCCGGCCGAGGCGCTCAAGAAGCTCCGCGCAGACGAAGCGGCGCTCTACATGAAGGAGGTCAAGTGATATGGCACAGGCAAAGACGTTCAACTGGTATGGCAGTGAGGATGCTGTCGGCATTCCGGGCATGAAGGCGGATACGACGGGTGATGTGGTGGACTCTCTGGTCGCTGAGAGTGGCTTGAATCCGGGTGATCCTGTCATCCGCGGCACGAGTGCCGGCCAGGTCAAGGCGGTCACGGCGGCAACGGATGGCCCGAAGGCAATCGGCATTGTCCTGCATGTTCATCGTGAGCCGGCAACGGATTCCAAGTACTATGAAGCCGGCTACACGGTGCCGGTCCTGACGTTCGGCGATGTCTACGTCGTAGCGGGCGGCGATCTCGCTGCAGGTGATAAGGCCGATGCAGCTGTCGCAGAAGACGGCTCTATCAGCTTCACGAAATCGGCAGGGGCGAACACCATCCCGGGTGCTGTGTTCCTCGATGCGGGTTCGAAGGGCGACATCGTCCGTCTGCGCATTCGCCAGTAACAGGAGGTCAGAAAATGAAGAGATACGATAAAAAAGAAGCGAACTACATCATGAATACGGGCCGTCTCGATGAGGCGCAGAGCGTATTCCTCGCCCGCCAGCTGACGCATATCCGCGCACAGACGTTAACGGTCAAGAAAGCGCCGCTCAATGCCTTCTTGGTATTCCCTGTCCAGACGGATATCCCGCAGGGCGCTGAGACGGCGGTCCAGTACATCTACGATTCGGTCGGCATGGCTGAGATCATCAGCAACTACGCCGATGATCTGCGCCGCGTCGATGTCGTGGCAAAGGAACAGCCGGTCAAGGTCTTTACGCTCGGCGATGCCTATGGCTATAACTACCGTGAGGTCAAGAATGCGCAGTTTGCCGGCGTCAACCTCTCGGCAATGAAGGCACAGCAGGCCCGCCGCGGCATTGATGTCAAGATCAACAAGATTGCCTGGTTTGGCGACAAGGAACACAACATCACGGGCTTCCTCGGCAATGACAACCTCTCGAAGGTGGAGCTTGCGGCAGATGGCACGGGCTCGAAGACGGCACTTTCGACCAAGACGGCAGACCAGATGATCCGCGACGTCAACAGCCTCATCGATGCCATTCCGTCGGCGACGAACGAAGTGGAGCAGGCCAACACGGTCCTGCTGGCACCAGCAGCTTACCGTGCGCTCTCGGAGACGCGCATCCCGGATGCAGAAGGCCAGACGGTGCTCGGCTTCCTGAAAGAAGTCCATCCGGAGATCACGCGCTGGATGAAGGTGGGCGAGCTCAAGAAAGCGGGCGCTGGCGAGTCGGATGTGATGGTGGCCGGCTACTTCGACCCGATGTACATCAAGCTCGAGATCCCCACGCGCTTTGACCAGCTGCCGGTCCAGTACCGTAACCTCGAGTATATCGTCGACTGCATCGCTGAGGCGGTCGGTGTTACGGTGACGATGCCGATGGCCTTTGCCAAGGCAGAAGGCTGCTGACAGGAGGGATACCGATGGCAATCTTGATCAATCGCGCGAATCATGCAATCTTCTTCGGCTCGACGATGCTCGTGCCTGCCCGTCCCACGGAAGTTGTCGGCAAACTCACGGACATCAAGAAGCAGTATCCTGGCATCGCTTCTGCGATGACCAAGGGCCTCATTGAGTCTGTGACAGCAAAGGCGGCGGCCGAGGCTTTGTCTGAGCTCGCCAGCAAGACGCTGGAGGAGATTCAGGCCTATGCCAAAGAGAAGGGCATCGACCTGACGGGCAAGACGACAAAAGAAGAGATGCTCGTCGCCGTAAGCGGGGTGTAAGCTATGGATGGGGTACAAGATGTCCTTGCCTGCGTGCGGCTGCTTGCACCTCAGCTCGAGGAGAAAGCAGATTCCGTCCTTGAAGCGTATATCGGATTGGCCGAACCATTTGTCGATGCAGAGAAGTTCGGCCCTTTCTATGTGCAGGCTCTGGCGAACTATGCGGCGCATCTCATGACGGTCCAGTCCGTGATTGCGACGGATGGCGCGACGGGCGGAGCATTGACTGCCGGCAGTATCACGAGCGAGCGCGAGGGAGACCTGCAACGCAGCTACGGGGAGGCTGGGGCAAGCAGCGACGACCTGCTGGCCAAAACGGCCTATGGCAGAGCGTTCCTCGCTATCCGACGCCTGTGTATTGTGCCAATCAAGACGAGGATGGGGTGATGACATGGCAACGACGGTGATAGACATCAATGGAGCATATCAGGCTATCCTGCATCGATTGCAAAATATGCACGGCAATGTCGAGGTCGGGATTTTTGACGATGGGAAAAAAGAACCGAACAAGACCTCTGTCTATGATGTCGCTGTCTACAATGAGTACGGCACGTCACACATCCCTGCCCGTCCATTCATGCGCCAGACGGTCGACAACCATGAGCAGGAGTGGGCGGATATGGCTCAGAAGCTCGAGGATCGTGTGGCAAACGGCATGAGTGTCGAGCAGGCCCTCGACATCCTTGGCAACAAGGCGGAGGGGCACATGAAGGAAACCGTCGGCCGCGGTAAGTTCAAGCCCAACTCGCCCAAGACAATCAAGCGGAAAGGCTCTGCTAAGCCACTGATTGATACGGGACTCATGCGTGAGAGCATCACGTACAAGGTCAACAAGTGAGGTGTTGCATATGAGCTTCCGGAGACCAGTCAGGGTGCTGCGGCAGAGTCCTGGTACATATGGCGATGATGGCCGCTACACCAGAGGAACATCGTCTGAGATGGCTATCATGGCGTCAGTCCAGCCGCTCGGCTCTCAGGAACGATACACGGTCGTCGGCCCTGAGGGCGGCAGGAACATCGCTTATATTAAGGTCTATACGGATGTATATCTCAGGCCACAGCGCGCGTCAGAGGCAGGCACAGACGGTCAGGATGCGGATATCATCGAATGGATGGGGCGGCACTTCATGATCGTCCAGTGCGATGCCTATAAGAGCGGTGTCATCAGCCATTACCGAGCCTATGCCAAGGAGGTGCTGGCAGATGACACGTGAGCAGATGGATTTCCTTCACGGCATCATCGCGGAGCTTCTGGTACTACCGGGCAAGCGGGTCGTATGGGCACAGCAGAATATGCCGCGCCTGTGCCGCCCGTTTGCGACGCTCCAGCTCTTCGGTGAACGGTATGAGAAGAGCGAGGAGCTGCGCCCGACAGGGCCGGGGCAGTACAAGGTTGTCGTGCCGATGACCTGTACGCTCGCAGTGCAGTATTTCGGGGAAGATGCGGCCAGCCACTTGGAGGCGATGACAACTGGACTCAGCCGTCCGACCATCGTCGACCGATGCTTTGCAGCCAAGGTGGCCGTCTATGATGCGGAAGGCACGACGGACCTGTCGGGGCTTCTGGAAGGACAGACTTGGGAGGAACGGGCGGCAGTCGACCTGCATGTCCGGTACAACTCCGAGGTAGATGACACTCCGGGCTACATCGAGAGTGTAGTCATCGAATCCGATATCGAGAAGCATCTGCCGCAAGATACGGTGATTGAGACGAATACTGACACGGGTGAACACCTTGAGGCTGGCGCAGGAGATAAAGACGAGGCATCCTCTAAATCGGACGGAGTCTCATCGCCGCCCGCCGATGAGGGCAAGCCCGATGAAACAGAATACTATATTGATACCGTCCAGGTGGACGGTATCTTTGATTGAGGAGGCTATGTAAATGGCGAATATCGATCGCATCGTAAACGTCCAGATCTCGCTGAATACGACGGGCATCACCCAGCTCGGCTTCAGCACGGTCCTGGTTGTCGGTGCTCATGCGCACAGCCTGTCCCGCGTCACGTCCTACACGAATGTGGACGAGATGCTGGATGATGGTTTTGATGTGAGTGAGCCAATCTACAAGGCGGTCTCGGCTTGCTTCTCGCAGACGCCGCGGCCGACGGCTGTGAAGGTGGGGCGCATTGCCTGCAATACGGTGAACGTCAATGTGACGAACGTGCTGGCAAGCGGCACCTACACGCTGATCATCAAGACGAAAGACACAGATGGCAACGTCACGAAAAAGACGTATGAATACAAGAACAACGGCGGCGAGGCGTCCGTCATTGCCGCAGGGCTCGAGGCGTTGATCACGGCCGACAAGGATGCTGTCGTGACGGCAGCTACCTCGGGGAACGCACTGGTGCTGACTAAGAAGAGTGCGGACTTTGCGGTAGAAACGCCAGCGAACCTCACGGCTACGGCTGGCACGACAAATGAGTCTGTCGCGGCCTCTATGGCGGCCATCTTGGCAGAGGATAATGACTTCTACGGCATCATCCTGGCTGACCGCAGTGATGTAGATAAGGTCATGGACATGGCAGCATGGACCGAGACGCATATGAATCTCTTCCTCGTCTCGACGGCGGAGGAGGGGGCTGCGGATGCCTCGGTCACAACAGATCTGCTCTCCAAACTGGCGGACAAGAACTATTACCGTACTTCGGGCTGGTATCATGCGCTGGCGGATGAATACCCGGAGGCGGCGGTCATGGCGCGCTGCTTTGCCATCGAACCGGGCGGCGAGACTTGGGCCAACAAGAAGCTGGCCGGTGTGACGGCGGACCATCTGACGGAGACGCAGTACAATGCCATCACCAAGAAGAATGGCAACACGTTCGAGAAGTTCCGCAACGTCTCCATCACACAGAACGGCAAGGTGGCGGCCGGTGAGTGGATTGATGTCATCCGTTTCCGTGATTGGCTGCAGGAGGAGATTCGCACGAACGAGCTCTATCTGCTCATCAATACGGACAAGGTTCCCTATACGGATGCCGGCATTGCCGCGGTCGAGTCGGTCCTGCGCAAGGCGCTGGAAGACGGCCAGGCTCGTGGCGGCATTGCTCCGATGGAGTATGATGAGGACGGCAACAAGAACCTCGGCTTCACGATTGATGTGCCGCTCGCTTCGAGCATCACGGCCAACCAGAAGGCCAGCCGCGTGCTGAGGGATATGAAGTTCACGGCGCGTCTTGCCGGTGCTATCCACGCCATCAAGATCACGGGCTCGTTCACGTATGACAATCTCATCGAGACGTCGGCATAAGGAGGGACAGGCATGTCTGATGTATTAACGTATAACCCGAAGAAAAACATCATTATCTACGGTGCCAAGCAGCTCACGGGCTTCGCCGAGGACGACATGATCACCATCAAGCCGCTCGGCGATGGCATGCAGATCTTCAGCGGTGCTGACGGCGAAGTCGGTCGCTCGATTGACCCGAACAGCACGTATGAGGTGACCGTGAGCCTGGCTACCTCGTCTAAATCGAATGATTACCTGTCGGCCTGCTTCAACAAGGATCGCAAGACGGGCAACAATATGCTGCCACTCATCATCAAAGATCTCAGCGGCTCGACACTGTTCTTTGCCAAGCAGGCGTGGATCAAGAACTTCCCTGAGTCGAAACGCGGCCGCAAGATCAGCAATCAGGACTGGACGTTCAACACAGGCCAGGTCGATGACCCCATCATCGGCGGCAATGACTGACGGAGGAGGAATATAAATGTCCATTATTTATCGCGGCGGCGAGACAAAGAAGTATGACCAGGGCGATTACACCTTTGCCATCCGCCCGTTTCCCGCGTTCCATTCCATGAAGGTGCTCGGCGACCTGCAGAAGGTCGTCGTGCCTGCCCTGGGCGGGGCTATCGGCGGTCTCAAGCCGGAGTCGCTGGACATGGATACGAGCGACGTCAAGTTCATCGGTGGGGCCGTGGCGGACGCGCTTAACAATCTGGCCAAGACGCTCGACGGTGAGACGCTGGAGCGGGCGGCAGAGCTTTTGCTGGACCCGCAGTATGTCAGTGTAGCACCACTCCACACGAAGGAGTTTCAGCCGCTCGACGAGGGCGCGGTCAATGAGATTTTCAGCGGCCGCATCATCGACCTCATCGCGCTGATGGTCCAGATCTTCAAGGTGAACTATGCGGATTTTTCGAAGCTCTCCAGCGTCCCGACTGGTGTCCGCAAGGCGTTGGGAGAGATCAAGTCATCGTTCCTGGCAAGCTCTCAGACGAATTCGCCAGCATGATCTTCATCTACCGTGCGATTGATTCGGGCATGGTTTCCTACCTGGATGTCAAGCATGGGGCGGTGTCGCTGGCGGACATTATCGGTATTGTCCACTATCTGAATATGAAGAGCGATGTCGAGTATGCCAACATGCATCGTGATATGGAGAAAGGAGGCCACAGATAAATGATTGTCCGCAAACTCATTACGATGATTTCGTTCCAAGTCAACAAGAGCGGGCTCAACACAGCCGCATCGGCTACGAGTCGCATCAAGCAGGCGCTTGGCGGCATTGGCGGCGCGAGTGCTTCGGCCGGAGCCTCGTTCTCCCACAGTGCTGCGATGATGTCGGCCTCGGCTTCCCGTGTCACATCGGGCCTGTCGCAAATCAAGTCGTCTTTGTCGGGCATTGTTGGCTCGCTTGGGCCGATTGCAGGAGCAATGGCTGCGGCCTTCTCGGTCAGTGCCATCAAATCGGCGGCAGATGACATGATGAACCTCGACGGACGCCTGCGCACGGTTACGGCGGATGAGCAGGAGCGCTTTGACGTAGAGCAGCAACTCTATGAGATGTCGATGCAGAACCGTCAGAGTCTTGACTCGATGGGTGATCTGTACTATAAGGTTGCCCGTGCGGCACAGCGTTTTGGTGTCAGCCAAGAGGACTCGATGCGTGTCACGGATGTTGTCTCAAAGGCTCTGACCGTTGGCGGCGCTTCGGCACAAGAGGCGTCGGCGACCATCCTGCAGCTCGGCCAAGCGCTGAGTTCTGGTGTCCTGCAGGGTGATGAGCTCCACTCGCTGGACGAGAACGCATCGCTCCTTATGCAGCATGTTGCGGACAACATGGGCGTAACCATTGGCCAGCTCAAGCAGATGGGTTCGCAGGGACAGCTGACGTCGGAGAAGGTTATTCAGACCATCTTGCAGAGTGGCGATGCCATCGACAAGGAATTCGGCCAAATGCCGATGACCATCGGTCAGGCTCAGACGAAGATTGAGAATGACTGGAAATACTTTATCCAGAAGGTGGAGAAGGATACTGGGGCATTCTCACGGATTGCCAGCTCCATTGACCAAACGTTCGGAGAGCTTTTCCAAGACCTGTATGATTTTGAGTATCTGCTCACAGCTCCTACCGATGAGCGGTCGAGTGACCAATTCAAGCAGGTGCAAGAGGCACACCCATTCTTGGCGAGAGCCGCCGAGGACTTGCAGCTTATCGTCGAAAAAATGTCATATCTGGCAGACTCTACTGGCATCGACAACCTCATTGTGAAAGCAGCACTCGCCGCCGGTGCCATTGCGGCGATTGGCGGCGTGCTAGCCATTGTCGGGTCGGCGGTCAGTGCCCTGATAGGCGTCTTTTCGGGATTGTTCAGCGTCGTGTCCGGTGTCGTTGGTTTCCTCGTAGCTGCAGGTTGGCCTATTGTTGCGGCTATTGCGGCAGTGGCGGCAGCCATTTATTTCGTGCAGGAAAACTGGGAGACAGTTGTACAAGCATTCCAGCCTGGCATTGACATGATGCTGCAGGGCCTCGGATTCTTGAGTGACGCCTGGCTCCAGCTCCAACCGGTCATTGCCGCCCTGCTGCCGATATTGGGAACAATCGCCGAGATCATCGGCATGCTGATTGTTTCGGCCATCAAGACTATGTTCGATATCGCAGCATGGGCGTTCCGTGGAGCTGCGGCTTTTGTGGATACGTTCTGTTCTGCGCTGAATGTTGCCTATAACACGATTGTGTGGATTGCCAATGGCCTTGATTCCATTATCAATAAGGCCAAGGAGTTCCTCGGCATGTCCGGTGAGCTCAATGCCCACAATAGCGCCTTGGAGCGCATGACCAGCAATGCCTTCAGCTATAGCACGACGCAGAACAACACGTTCAACGGCTACAGTGCGGAGGATGCCGGCCAGACGGCAAACTACTTGCTGGGCGGCGGCCAGACGCAATTCTTCCCCTATGGATGATAAGTGAGGTGATAGTATGGCAGATTTTGGGATTGGCAGTGTCATGGGCGGCGGCTTCAGCGGCTTGGGCGGCTTTGGCGCAGGCTTCATGGAGCATAAAAGCCCGACGACGGTCCTGCCGAAGCTCGTAGAGCCTGCACAGATCGGCGATTATCTGGAGTGTGATGTCATCCTGTCACGCACGACGGATTTCAGTGCGGAGGTCACGGAGTATCCTGTTGAGGATGGTTTTTCCATCTCGGACCACTGCATCCGCAAGCCGCTGAAGCTGCAACTCGAGGTGCTCTTCACGCCGACGCCGGTCACTTGGTGGAATGCGGCTTTTGGTGGGAAGCTCCATACGCTCAACCGTGTCATCAATGCCATCATGGATATCTGGAAGAAGGGCGAGCCGGTCACGATCAAGCTCGTCGATGCCATCTATGAGGATATGGTCCTCACATCGGCACCGATGCCGCGCAAGGCCGAGGATGGCTACTGCTACCGGTGCACCTTGCAGTTCACGCACGTTCGCCGTGTGACACAGCGAACCGAGGATATCCCAGAAGATGGCTGCAATGCAGACGCATCGGGGAAGGCCGGACAGACGGGCAAGGATGGCGGCCTGGCGTCCACGCAGGAAATCGGGACGGGCATGCGGACTGTTGAGCCGGATACGTCGGGCGGCAGCATCCTGTCGACGAATAATATCGATTTGAGCCAGTTCGGCAGTGTCGGCGTCGGACTGGAAGCGACGGCCTACATGGCCATGGCGACGATATCGAACAGTATGGGAGGTGGTATGCTGTGGTGACGATTGGCATGATGGATGCAAACAGCTTTGCGGAATCGGTCGTACTGGATTCATCGCTTTACCGCCTGCGATTCAACTGGAACGATACCTCGAAGTCTTGGACAATGGATGTCTGCACCAACGACAATGCGGATATCGTGCGGGGGATCTCGGTCGTGCCGAACTTTCCCTTGCTGAACACCTACCGGCGCATCAAGACCCTGCCGCCTGGCGAGCTCATGGCCATTGTGACGAATACCGATATCAAAGACATCGGGCGCAAGGACTTCGTAACGGGCAAGGCGGCGCTGGTGTATGTACCGAAGGAGGAGCTGCGGAATGCTTTGGAATCGTCAGTATAGAGTCAAGTTCCCAGACCTCAATCTGGAGTTTGCCAACACCTTGCGCATCACGTTCGACATCACGAAGGACCTGTCGAAGGAGACGAATAAGGGCAAGCTGGTCCTCTACAATCTGAGTGATGCCACGCGGCAGAAGATTGAAGTGCCAGACACCAAGGTGGAGATCTACGCGGGCTACAAGGACAACGGCGGCCCTGTCCGCCTCTTTGTCGGGTCGGTCATCAGCAGCTCGACGAAAGACGACGGCAAGGATGTCGCGACAGAACTCAGCCTGTCCGATGGCCAGAAGGCTATCCGTGATACTGCGTTCTCGCTGTCGTTCGGTCCTGGCACGCCGGGCAACACGATCATCCAGTATATTGCGGATGAGATGGGCCTGCCGGTCGTCTTCGGGGACGGCGTTGAATTTGGCACCTTCAAAGACGGCTACTCTTTCGTCGGTACTGCCCGCGATGCGCTGGACAGTATCTGCTACGGCTCGGGCGTCAAATGGAGCGTCCAGAATGAGATCCTGCAGCTCATCCTCGAGGGCGGGACCGTATCGAACAAGGGACTTGTCTTCGCGCCGGACAGCGGACTCATCGGTTCACCAGAGCATTACACCAAGACGAACTCTAGGCCGAATGCGGCCACAGCGAAGCGCAAACAGGCACAGCAGGAGAACAAGGACTCATCGACGGCAGAGAGCGGCTGGAAGATCCGCACGTTGCTGTCGCCGACGCTGAACCCTGGCGACCTCGTCAAGGTCGAATCGCGGTATGTGACGGGATGGCTCAAGGTCAAATCCGCGCATCATAGCGGGGACACGCACAGCGGCGACTGGGCAAGCGAGATTGACCTCGTTGACCGCAATGCCACCTTGCAGTCGCCGGAGAGCGATGCAGCAGGGACAACGGCGGTCTATAGTGATGCGACGGGCGGCAGCTCGGGCGAAGTCAGCGCGAATGTTGACGCAGGCTGTGAGGCCGTCGATGCGGCGCAGGGCGGCTATGTCAACGATGGCTGCGTTTACCGCGTCGCGCAGGCTGGCTCTTACTGGTCGCCTTTCCTCGCGCAGGAATCGCAGAATGGCCAGTGGGGCGTGCAGGGACTCCTGGACGATGCCAATGCGGCCGGCGTCACGGTCGTACCATATGACGGCAGTCAGCTTGCGAAGGGGGATACCATCGTGTTCAGCGACGGCATCAGTCCGGCGCACGTCGGCGTGTACGACGGCCAGGGTGGCATGTGGCACAACAGCTCATCGCATCAGTGTTGGTATCATGCATCGAGCCTCGACATGGGCAGCCAGTATCCTGAGTACATCATCAAGACATCGGAGGCATGAGTATGGCGCAATCTGCAAATGAGGTCAAGAAAGTGATCACGGGCTGGATGGATGATATGGTCGGCAATATCCACACGGCCATGCCCGGGAAAATCATCTCGTATGATGCCGGCATGGGGCGGGCAGATGTCCAGCCGGTCGGCCAGTATAAGCTCGAGGATGGACGCGGCCTGCCGTATCCTGTCATCCACGGCGCGCCAGTCATCTTCCCGACAGGCTGCGGAGGCAATGTGGGTGTAACATTCCCTTTGCAGAGCGGAGATGGCTGCCTGCTCGTGTTCGCTGAGGGACAGCTGGATGACTTCCTGAGTGGCGGCGACAGCAGAAATGGGAGGCGTCACGATATCAATGATGCCATCTGCATTCCAGGCCTCTACAACCGCGCGAACCTGATGGCTTCGGGACATCCTTATGAGGTTTGCGTTTTCAACGGCGGCGTCAAGATGTGCATCGGGAGCGGCGGCATCACCGTGACAGGCGGGGATTTGGTCGTCAATGGCATCTCGGTCATGCACCACACGCATCCAGGCGATAGCGGCGGCACGACAGGTGGCCCGCAGTGACGATAAGAAGGAGATGAGACTATGGCATATGATCTGGCGATGGATGTCAGCACTTCTGACCTCATCGTGCAGGGTGGCGACCTCATGATCGTCGACAATGCAGAGCGTGTCGCCCAGCAGGTACTCATCACGCTGCGCGAATGGCTCGGCGAGTGGTTCCTCAAGACGAGCGACGGCATCCCGTATCTGGAATACATCCTCGTCAAGACCCCCAATGAAGCGCATATCCGTCAGATCCTGACCCAGGCCATCGAGAGCGTGGAGGGCGTCAAGGACGTGACGGAGCTAGAATTTGCCTACAATCATGTCCTGCGCACTTTGGCAGTGGCCTATGAAATTGATACAGACTATGGCTTGATTACAAGGAAGGAGGTGCTGGGCTATGGCAGATAATGAAGCGGTCTACGGCCTCACAAAAGACGGATTCCGGCGCAAGCGTCTGCCGGAGATCCTGGCTGATATCAACAAGCGCGTGGCCGACCGCCTTGGTGTAGAAATCCAAACAGGAAGCAACAGCCTTTTCGGACAGCTGCATGGCGTATATGCCTATGAGATTGCGGACCTTTGGGAGCAGGCTGAAGATGTGTACAATGCCATGTATCCGAATACCGCTACGGGGGTGAGCTTGGCGAATGCAGCTGGACTGGCTGGCATCGTGCCGGTGGCCGGTACCAAGAGCATGCTGACTGCAACCTGCTACGGGACCGATGGGACAAGTATCCCGTATGGTGCCCGCATCGCATCATCGGCGCAGAACGGCAGTACCTGGTCGTGCATCGAAGACGATGCTGCTATCACATCGAGCAAGGCAATCTATGCGGCGCTTGTCATCCGCGGCGATATCGTCACAGGCAACACCTACAAGCTGACCGTCAACGATGTAGAGACATCCTACACGGCAGTCGACAAGGATACGGCGGTCACCGTGCTCAATGCGCTGTCCAAGAAAGTTGGCAGTGATAGCATCAAGACGTCCATTGACAACAATGTTCTGTCCATCCGGGCGTCTTCGGCCAGAAGTGCATTCCGGATCAGCGCGAAGGGCCTGACGATTACCAGCATCGGCTCACCTGTCCGCTTCCAATGCATCAACATCGGCGTGGTTGACCCCAATACGGGGACGGTGACGAGCATTGTCACGACAATGCCAGGTTGGTCCGCTGTCAATAATGAATATCCGGCCGATGTGGGACAGGATGCCGAAAGCGATGTTGCTTTGCGTCAACGCTGGAACAGATCTTTGTATGCGAGAGCGTCAGCTATGACGGATGCGATATCTGCCGGCATTAAGGATAATATCATCGGAGTAAATGATTGCACGACGTATGAGAATAATACGGATGAGGTCGATAGTGATGGTCGTCCACCTCATTCTGTTGAAGTCGTGGTAGATGGCGGCGAGGATGCGGCCATTGCCCAGGAAATTTGGCGATTGAAGGCCGGCGGTATTGATACGTATGGCAGTGAGTCCGCGCTGGCTTCTGATGTGAAAGGTATGCTGCATACCATTCATTTTAATCGTCCTGATCGAATCAAGATCTGGCTCAAGGTGACAGTCAGCAAGAATCCAGATCGAGATCTGGCTCCTTCTGCTGCATCGGACATCGCCAAAGCTCTCTTGGCAAAAGGGCAGGCACAGACGATGGGCGAGGATGTTGTCCTGCAACGGTACTTCGCGGCTGTATTCCAGGCCGCGCCAGGCGTCGGCTATATCAGTCTCACCGCTACCTCCGGCGATACCGCAGGGACTTATAGGACGGACAACATTGATATCAGCCTGCGCCAGATAGCGGCCTTTGACGCCGCCCGTATCGAGGTGAATGTATCATGACTCCATCTACTATGCATACGGACCGGATGAAAGAGCACCTGCTGGCTCAGTTTGCGGATAAGCCGGTCATCTATGCTGAATTGGAAGCACTTGGCGCGGAACTTGATTTACTGCATCAGACAATGCTCGACCTGAAAGAAAAGCGTTGGATCGATACAGGCGAAGGAGTGCAGCTGGACAACATCGGGACAATCGTAAATCAGTCTCGCCATATCGACAATGCTATACAGATTGAGTTCTTTGGCTTTGCTGAACAGGCAAACACAAAGACTTTCGATGTTGGCAGATTCAGAAATGATGATGAGACATGGATGAAAAGTACAGATCTGGATGACGATTGGTACCGTAATGTTCTTTGGCTGAAAGTATTCAAGGATACATCCTATGCAACAGCAGACGATATCTTGAACAGTGTATCTGTAGTTTTCAACACGGACTCTGTAATCCTGCATGAAGAAAGAAATGCAAAAGTCATTCTTGGCATTGGCAAGAGCATATCACCTAATGAACTGCTCTTGATCAAATCCATCCAGCTGATTATCTGTGCTGCTGGTGTAGGTATAGATGCTATTGAAACATACGATACAGAATCTTATTTCGGTTTTCTTGGACAGCAGAATGCCAAGACATTTGACCAAGGCGTTTTTGCTGACTTGCTTGATTTGTAGAGAAGGGAGCATCATATATGTCTGATAAGGACCTGAACTTCGACAAGATATGGGGCGCGAATGGTAACATCAATTATGATTTTACCGATGATAATTACCTGACCGGATGGGACTTCATCGGCAACGTGCCGCCAGCGCGAGGCATGTTCAACCGTTTACAGCACGATACCGACCGGAAGCAGAAGTACCTGAATGACCATCTGAAGGCGCTGAGCATCAAACAGTATACCGTTAATGATGCGAAGATGCCGACCGGCAATACTGGCCTTCCTGATACCTTGTTCTCAGGTATTGGTAACCGCATTAAGAACATTACCGGCGAGAATGATTGGAAAGCCGCACCGGCTGCCACACTGAGCGAATTGAAAAAGAATCTTGCGGCGCTTGAGGTTAAGAACTACACGGTCAATGATGCAAATGCTCCGAAGGGCAATACAGCCTTGGTGGATGTGCTGCTGTCCGGAATCGGCAACCGACTCAAGAATATCACTGGCGAAAGCGACTGGAAGACTGCGCCGGCTGCTACGATCCGTGCATTGAAGAACGCCTTGGACGATTTGGACGCTTTGCCGAACCAGCAGTACACGCTCGACGACACGAAGGCTCCGGCGACAAACACGGCCACACTCCTGACACTCATCAGCAATCTGGCAAATGAAGTGAAGAAGAACAAGGGCACATCCGATTGGAAGACCGCTCCAGCAACGAACCTTGCCACACTGGCAACACTGGCCAGCAATCTAGCCAGCGGCGCTGATGTGACTTGGTCAGGCAACAAGTTCACTAACGCCAAGCTCGGCATCACCGGCTTGATGGAGCAGAATGGGTACATCTGTTTCGGCAAAAACTTCGGCGGCCTGATTCTACAGTGGGGAAACCTTGTGGGCCCCACAACCGATGATTGGGTGTGGGTAACAACTACATTCCCTATAGCTTTTGCGAGTGTTTGTTTTTCTGTCTCATGTTGTGTTGAAATAACCAACTACGACTATGATAGCAACGTTGAATCCATGGCTAGAAAACTTCAAAAGACGAGTGTAGATATTCGATTTCGTTCAGACCATATGGGCAGAAATTTACGTTGGATAGCTTTGGGCACTTAACATCCGATAGAAACATACGCACCTCTCCAACCATTACCGTAGCTAAGGACAGATGAAAAACTGGCATTGTCAAACTTCCACAACGTCGTGGTACTCTTCGCTGCATCCTTTGTATTAGCAGGTGACCACGTCGAAAGAAGCACATTGAAACACATATTGGGGAAAGCGATAGGGAATTGATGGCTTGCAAAGTCACCGTTCTCCGCATAATTTCCCCACTGTCAAATACCAATTGCGATATATCGCCCTGTGTCTAATTTGGCGATGGACATATCAAAGCCAGTATTCGTTATATTATTGCTAGCGCCATAAATTTGGCCTGCGCTTGTCGTTGAGTATCCACCAATGATCTCAAACACGGTAGAGAAAGCAATCGGGAATGTAAAGTGATGCCACGAACCGCCACCGGTGTTACTTCCCCACTGTCAATATCCTATTGCAATCCAAAAGATTGGTCTTGTTCTACGAACCGAGTAATATAAGCTGAACGATGCGAGACCAGGTAAATTGCATACGGATGATTCAATATCGCTTCTATCGTCTGTCGTCACGACAGAAACATTTACGGCGAGGCAGGCAGAATTGAAAGCGATAGGGAAATTTACCTGACTGGACATCCATCCATCATTGGCAGGTAAGTGTTTTCCCCACTGTAAAGAAAGGATATTATTATGGAGAAATCAACGTATTTACTTTATGGTACAGAGAAAGACCAGAAAAGCCAATTTTCTGTGCTGATGGGCGTTGGAGATGCTATCACCACGTTGAGCGATGTAGCAGAAAGCTATGGTGTTGAATTTAGTGAGGAAGTAATCAATCGGCTTCAAAGGGAGCTTGATGAACACATCCAGAAGATGAAGAAAGGATGATTTTTATGTATCTATGTAAATTTGACACGGACGGCAAGCGCACTGCTACTGTCGTCGATGGCGTCCACTTTTCGACCGTCGAGGAGAAACAGAAGTATCTCGATGACGGCTACATCGAGACGTCTGAAGAGGACTATGCGTACTATGTCGGCAACCGTGGCACTGGCGCGAATGGTACAGGCTATGTCCGCGGCGCAGATGGCAAGCCAATCGACGCACCTGCCATTATCGTGACGACGGAGCAGAAACAGGCGTCGATTGCGGCCGACTACGAGTCGCAGATCAGCGAGCTGAAAGATGCTCTTGCGACCGCTACGTTGGCTGGCGATGAGTCACTGATTGCCGAGCTTAAATCTGAGTATGCCGACGTAAAATCTGAATATGAAGCAGCATTGAAGGAGGCTGAATAATCATGGCAAGAGCAAAACGTTGCTCATTCTGTGGGCATAAATTGGACGCCGAAGGTTGGTGCCGGAATACGAAATGTGCGGATTATATCCGGACGCAGACGCATGATGCCGAAAAGGCCGCAGAGTCAAGCATGGCAAAGGCTGACGGTGATTCTGCGCAGTCTGATGCGAGTAAGTAAAATCGTGAGGGAATCGTGCGCTGCATTTGACGCAAAAAGCCGCTGAACCCTTGAGGCATAAGGGATTAGCGGCTCTTGTTAATCGTGTGAAATCGCAATGACAGGTTAAGTACAGAGCGGCGTAGCTGTAGCAAGGGATATTATAGATTTGCTCGCGTCCGTTAAGCACAGGTTAAGTACAAATCTTGTCGATGGCTCTCAGCAATTCGCGGATGCTCTTATGCGTGTAGACACGCTCGGTCACACCTTCGAGGCTGTGTCCGAGAATGAGCTTGATGACGGTGCGGTTGACGTCGGCAGAGTCAAGCATACTGGCAAGCGTGTGGCGGCACTCATGCGGCGTATGCGACATGCCGAAGTGGTGCATGACAGGGTCAAAGATAGCGCGGCGGAAAGAGTCGTAGCTGTGACGGCTGCCATCTGCGCGTCCGCAGATGTAGAGCCCGGGAGTCTGCATAGCCTCCTCGTACCATGGCATGAGCTTGCGAGGAATGGGGATAAGCCTGCCCGCACCGGCATCGGTCTTGCTGTGCCGGATCACGATGACGCGACGGCGCAGCTTGACGTCGGCCTTACGGATGTGACGGTATTCGCCGACACGACAGCCGGAGTAGATGAGCATGAGCACATGACGCGCTTCTGGCACATCATCAACGCCACGCCACAAGCGGTTGCGCTGACGGACGGTAAACGGCTTTTTCTTGTGCAGTTTACGAGGTCGGTCAATATCGAGATATCGGGCATAATCTTTGACGACCAGGTCATATCGTATTGCGTACTTGTAAAGCTGCTCGAGCAGAGAGCGGACTTTCTTCTGCGTCGGGTATCCGCACCCGCTGCGGCGGACATCGTCAATGACCTGGTCAAGGTGCCCGAGCCGGATGTCGACAAAAATCATTTGGTGGAGGCGGGAGCAATGCCGATAAGAATTTCTGTAGCTGATGCGTGCAGCTTCGCTTCGGAGACGCGGGAAGTGCTGAGCTTTCCACAATGCGTAGACCTCAGCAAAAGTGGTCTTGCTCGGGCTCAGCAAGGCAGGGTCGCGGTTGTACTCGACAAGGTATGCCATGGCATCCTCAAATGTCTCGAAGTACCCAAGAGCTTTCTGTCTGTGCTGGATAGTCTTCTTGACGACATACGGCCTCCGCCGGTTTCCCTGCAGACGATACACGGTTCCAAATCCATTTGGTAGTTTCATGAAATCACCTCATCACGAGGATAGCAGGTGGAGGGCAGGATGGATATAAATTTGAAAAGAAAGCAGGTGGTTGCTTGGGTGTACTAGACTCTATCAGCGCCGCCAGCATGATCATCGGCATCTTGGTCGGTGGTGGCAGCATACTTGCCGGTGTATTTAAGACGATGACATACGTGACGCAAAACATCGTTGCTCCTATGCAGATCAGCATCAGTCAGCTATCATCCGTGACCAAAGAGCTGAAAGTCCTACTCGAGCAAGTGCGGCAGGATACACGCGAGCAGGATCGGCGCATCACGATATGTGAGCAGAGTATCAAGTCGGCACATCATCGACTGGACACACTCGAAGAGCGTGTCGATAAGATAGGACAGGGGTGATGACATGAGAGTCACGACAGACATGATTGCAGTGGGTGGCCTTGTCATCGCATTGATCGCTGGCATCGTACTGGGGGCTCCGGCTGAGCTCCTGACCGGCATCACCGGCGGCCTCAGCGGCTATATCAGCAAAGCCGCCTCGCAAGGGGGCGATGCAAAGTGATGCCATCTTTACAATGGCACTTACTCTACCGAGCTTTTGAGACTTTTGCTGTACTTGCTCGCGAGTGTCATTTTTACACCGAGTCGATAGACAAGATGGAGCAGTCGCTCTTCGCGATGTCTCCATATCCAAAGAAAGGATGATTGGGAATGAAGGTATTTTTGAACCCGGGACATGATCTCGACTACGACAGCGGCGCTGTCAGCCCTAGATCGGGGCTGCGTGAGTGCGATGTCGCAGCTCACGTCGGCACGCTCGTTAAGCATTATCTCGAGGCGGCAGGCTGTACTTGCAATCTGATGCAGAGCGACAATCTCGCGCCGACAAGCACGGGGCGCAGCAGATATGCAGACCGTCAGGGCCCTACGGTCACGGAGACGGCCAATGACTGGGATGCTGATATCTTTGTCAGCATCCACTGCAATAGCGCAGAAGCCGATGAAGCGTGCGGCACTGAGACATTTGCGTATGATCTGGACGGTGGCGAGGGTGAGAAGCTCGCGACGTGCATCCAGGACCAGATTGTCGATGCGCTCAACGCGGTAGACCGCGGCGTCAAGGCAAACCCGAAACTTTTTGTCCTTCGGTACACTGCGATGCCCGCGGTACTCGTAGAGCTTGGCTTCATCAGCAATGAGAGCGACGAAGCTCTCCTGACAGACCGCCAGGACGACTTTGCTCGCGCAATCGCCCGCGGTGTGACCGATTACGAGCAGACGCTCGCATGACTTTTTAGAAAGGATGATTGAAATGTCGAAATGGACCGATGTAAGAGATAATGTAGTCGATGCATTGCATGTAGACGATGTGACCGAAGACGTCAAGCAGCATGTGACTGCGACTTTACTGAGCGAAGTCGTGCCTGTACTCGAAAATGCGGTGGATGGTTTCTGCTCTGTCACGAAAGAGTAGTCGAAAACGGAGTCAGGCTGGTGCAAGATCCGTGATGGTGTGGTCCTGCCTCTTCTGATGCAAGGCGGCGTCTACATCGTCAAGCTCGTGCTCAGCAAGACCGTAGCACAGACGGCTGCGGTGTGAGCTTGTCTGCATTTTGTCTGCATCTCTTGCAGACAAGACTCTGATACGGTATGATACAGTATAGACTCGATGCCACGGAATCCCTTGTGCTACAAGGATTGCGGAGGACGTGGTTGGCTAGTCTGGTGCAGGGCTTACAATTCGTCGAATTCAAGTGACAAAATAAACGAAAAATCGATAAAAAGAAACAAAAAACCCCGCGCACTTTTAGGATTTACGGTATAATAAAAGGAGTGCGGGGCTTTTGTCCTGCCATAACATAAATTGAAATACAGGGGGACTATATATGAATATCATCGTGACCGGCGGTGCCGGCTTCATCGGTTCGAACTTCATCTACTACATGCTCAAGAAGCATCCGGCTGACCGCATCATCTGCGTCGACAAGCTGACGTATGCGGGCAATCTCGAGACGCTCGAGGCGGCGATGGAGAAGAAGAACTTCAAGTTCATCCGCGCGGACATCGCGGACCGTCAGGCTGTCTACCGCATCTTTGAGCAGGAAAAACCGGACATTGTCGTCAACTTTGCGGCGGAGTCGCATGTCGACCGCTCCATCGAGAACCCGGAGATCTTCCTGCAGACGAATGTCATCGGCACGAGCGTGCTGCTCGACGCCTGCCGCAGGTACGGCATCGACCGCTACCATCAGGTCTCGACGGATGAAGTCTACGGCGATCTGCCGCTCGACCGCCCGGATCTGTTCTTCACGGAGGAGACGAACCTCAAGACGTCGAGCCCGTATTCGGCTTCGAAGGCCGGTGCGGACCTCTTGGTCATGGCGTATCATCGCACCTACAAGATCCCGACGACGATCTCGCGCTGCTCGAACAACTACGGCCCGTATCACTTCCCAGAGAAGCTCATCCCGCTGATGATCATCAACGCGCTGTCCGACAAGAAGCTGCCAGTCTACGGCGACGGCAAGAACGTCCGCGACTGGCTCTATGTCGAGGATCACTGCCGCGCCATCGACCTCATCCTGCAGAAGGGCCGCGTCGGCGAGGTCTACAACATCGGCGGCCACAATGAGCGCGCCAACATCGACGTCGTCAAGACCATCCTCAAGGAGCTCGGCAAGTCCGAAGACCTCATCGAGCACGTCACCGACCGCAAGGGCCACGACCGCCGCTACGCCATCGACCCGACGAAGATCCACACAGAGCTCGGCTGGGAGCCGGAGACGAAATTCGAGGACGGCATCAAGAAGACCGTCAAGTGGTACCTCGAGCACCGTGACTGGTGGATGGGCATCATCAGCGGCGACTACCAGACTTACTACGAGCGCATGTACGACAAGCGCGCCATCCTCGAGTACGCCAAGATCTGACGACACACTATGTGATAGCTATAAATAGTTTGAATATAAGAGAAAGCCGGTCGAATGACAGATATGTTCATTCGACCGGCTTTTCTTGTACGGTGGTGTTTATGAGATTTTTTATTGGCGAATTGTCAAGCTAAGTGCAACACCTTTGAGAAATAGACCTCATATGGTGTTTTGTAGCCAAGGCACTTTCTAGGGCGCAGGTTCATCTCATGGTACTTCCGTTGGATGTAATCCTCTGGCGTATCTGTGATGTCTTTGCCCTTCGGGAAGAACTCCCGTAAAAGGCCCATGCCTTTCCTTGTTTGCCCACCACAGTATCCGCTTCCCAGTGGCTACGGACGGAACGGTTCGCTGCACTGGCAGGACGCTCTTCGATGGGGGGCGATATGACGAACTTGCCACGATGTTCTTGCGCTTCATCAGATGGGCAATCTCCGTGATGGATTTGCCCTCAGCAAGAAAAAAGAGTATCTTTTCTCGCTCAAATGGTGTAAGATGTGCGTAGTGGCACATAGGCTCTCCTTTTGTTATAGGTAGTTCTCTTCAAACACCATTATAGCAAAGAAGTCTATGTGTCATTTTTATTTGCTTGTCTAGGAGCTGTTGCACTTAGATTGTAAATCCATCAATAAAAAAAGCCTGCGGGCATTCCGAAGAACACTCGCAGGCATGCAGATTGGATATTCAGTTATTTTCGGTTTTCATTTCCCCAGTCACAGAGCTTGTCGAGCACTTTTACAAGGGAATGACCGCGCTCTGTCAAAGAGTATTCGACTTTGGGAGGAATCTGCGGATAGACATTGCGGATGATGAGATCGTCGGCTTCGAGTTCCTTTAGATTCTGGCTTAAAGTCTTATCAGCGACCTTCTTCAAATATCGCTGCATTTCATTGAAGCGGACTGGCTCATATTCCATCAAACAGTAAAGAATTATGGGCTTATACTTTCCTGCTATAAGAGAAAGGGTATAACTGTACCCGGTTGTCTCAAAATCTGCATTGGCTATGTCGTTTTTTATAATAACTTACCTCGAAGTAAGTACCTTACTTATATGTAGGTACTTGAAAATAATTTATGTACTTGTATAATATACATTGTCTTGCTGAAGAAGTCAAGAACGATGCAGGAGGTGCGCTATGGCAAAAAATATAATTATCCTTAACGGAAGCCCGCGTCCAAAAGGAAACACATCTGCACTCACAGCTGAATTTAAGAAGGGTGCAGAAGAAGCTGGGAACAAAGTTACAGAGTTTCAGTTATCCAGAATGAAAATCAACGGATGCATTGGCTGCTGGGGTGGTGGTAAAGATTCGGAGCATCCGTGTTCACAGAGAGATGACATGGAGAAGATATATCCACTATATAAGGAAGCAGATGTGGTGGTTCTTGCTTCGCCGTTATACTACTGGTTTATTTCTGGATTTTTGAAGAACGCATTTGATCGACTGTTCGCAATTGCTGAAAGTGATCCAAACTGCAGAAATCCTAAAAAGGAATCTGTCCTGATTATGGCTGCAGAGGGCGCTGGATTTGAGGAAAGCGAGCACTGGTATGATCATCTTGAAAAGCATATCGGATGGAGGAGCCTCGGAAAAATTCTCTGTGGATATGTAACCCAGCCCGGTGACACAGATGGCAAAAAAGAACTTCAAGAGGCGTATGCCCTTGGTAACTCAATTCAATAACATGAAAGGTGGACAATCATAATGAAGAAAAATCTTGGTGTAGTACAGGCAGTGTATCCGATGCCCGTTTTGATGGTAGCGGCATACGACGAGAATGGAAAAGTGAACGTCATGAACGCAGCATGGGGTATGATCTGCAATGAGGACAGAATTGCTCTGTTTATTGATGAGGAGCACAAGACCACGCAGAATCTTCTGAAGACAAAGGCTTTCACTGTAGCACTTGCCGATAAGGAGCACATGGATGTTGCTGACTTCTTTGGAATTGCTACAGGCAATAAAATGAACGATAAGTTTGAACGCACCGGTTATACAGCAGTAAAGAGCGAATTCGTTAATGCACCCATCATCGATGAATTCCCCGTTGTCATGGAATGTGAACTGGCAGAGGTGAGCGAAACCGAGAGCTTCTACTGTATCGTTGGAAAGATCATCAATACGGCTGCCGAGGAAAGAGTGTTATCTGAGAACGGAAAAGTTGATCCGTCTAAGCTACAGGCACTGATTTTTGACCAATTCCAGCACGGCTATTATGTTTCCGGAGAACAGGTCGGAAAGGCGTGGAATGCCGGAGCGAGCTTAATGAAAAAATAAGCAAAACTAAATGTCGGGTGCGCTATCATCAGTAAAGATGTTAACACACCCGTATTCTATTTCACTCTGATCTTCCAGCCGGTCAGGATGAGGTTGACGTTTTTTTGATAAGTGTCGGGTTGAGCTTCTGGATTGCGGAAACCGTGGTGCCGTACTTCCTTGCAATCCCGGAGAGGGTATCACCGCTTTTTACGGTGTAGTAGACCGGAGCGGATTCCTGTTTTTTCGCCAGAGCATTGACCTTTGCCTGTACGGCAGAATAGTCATATCCGGCAGCGGTGAGGCGTTCTTTGCGGTCAGTTCCGTTTCCCCATTTGCCGTCCAGCACTTCCTGCGCCAGTTCATCCACGGTCTCGACCACCGTTACTGGGGTCGGATAAAGAGCCATCACTGCGCCGATATCTTTTAACAGGCGAATTGTCAAGCTAAGTGCAACACCTTTGAGAAATAGAACTCATATGGTGTTTTGTAGCCAAGGCACTTCCTAGGGCGCAGGTTCAACTCATGGTACTTCCGTTGGATGTAATCCTTTGGCGTATCCGTGATGTCCTTGCCTTTCGGGAAGAACTCCCGTAAAAGGCCATTGGTGTTTTCATTGGTCCCGCGCTCCCATGGATGGTGTGGAGGTTGACGGCAGCGGCGGTTTTGTTTATGGCTTTTCCACCAAGCAAGTACCGGCTCTTCCGGTACACCAGCGTGACGAGGCATGCCTTTTCTTGCTTGCCCACCACGGCATCCGCTTCCCAGTGGCCACGGACGGAACGGTTCGCTGCACTGGCAGGACGATCTTCGATGGGGTGCGATATGACGAACTTGCCACGATGTTCTTCGTTGCCTTTTTTGTGACGCCATTTCCTTGCTGCGCTTCAGCAGATGGGCAATCTCCGTGATGGATTTGCCCTCAGCAAGAAAAAAGAGTATCTTTTCTCGCTCAAATGGTGTAAGATGTGCGTAGTGGCACAGAGGCTCTCCTTTTGTTATAGGTAGTTCTTTTCAAACACCATTATAGCAAAGAAGTCTATGTGTCGTTTTAATTTGGTTGTCTAGGAGCTGTTGCACTTAGATTGTAAATCCATCGACAATAAACTTACTCTGTTAGGTTATTCGTGTGTTGAGGAAGAAGGCGGAAGTCATGAAGAGGATACTCTGGGACATGGAAGAGGCAGCGGTGCTTTTGGATGGGCTGCTTCAAGTACAGTTTGGTAAAATCTCGCGTACTGATGCAATTGCGTCTGTCTCAGAAGAATTGCGTGCCCGCGCAGCAAGACATCATTATGATATCGATGAGAAGTTTCGCAATGAGAATGGCATAAGTTTGCAGATGGCACATCTTGAATACGGTCTGACAGATGGAGAGACCGGCTGGGAACCTGCGTATCGATGGCAGGAACAAATCCTCGATATCTACTATAATGAACCAGAAATTTATAAAAAATTACTAAATAGAGCAAGAAAATAAAGGAAAAAAGCCTTTTGTGTCGTATCTTATAATATTTAAAAAGAAAACGGCGCAGAAGGCTTTTGTGCTGCTTAGACATAGGGGGAATAGAGATATAGTAAAAATATAAAATTAACGACATAAAATACATAGATGATTATATTAAAATATATTATAATTATCTGTAGAGAAGGGGGAGTCCACATGTTTGCAAAAGATGTTCTTCGCATCTTGCAGGTTTCTAGGCCGACACTCACGAAGTACGTCAAGACAGGGATTATCCGTGTCCATGTCATGCCGAACGGCCACTATGACTACA